CGTTTATAATTCGTGTTCCGTTATAATTGTAAACTTCGATTATAGCAGTAGGGTCGTTAGTATATCCGAAGTCTAATCCAATACCTATTAATTTTGCGTCGTAAGGTACGCTATTAATTTGTTTCCAATTATTAAATATAACGCCCTCAAGCATTCCTATTTCGCCAAGCCCGTAAACCTTCCACCAATTTGCCCAATAAGACGACGTAGCGGCTTTGTCGCGATTCCTTTCTATTTGTTGAACTATTGACTGGTCTAATGCTTCGTTATCTTTGTAGGTAAGAATTATAAAGTCGGTATCGGGTTCGTCTTTTAATTCCTTATGTACCCAAAATTCATTAGCGGGATTAAAGTCTAAATAAACAGCTTTTTTAGTTCTTATTGCAAGTTCGTTGTACGCTTCAAAGGTAACATTATTACATTCGTTAATATACAGAACGTCACGCCTTGCACCCCTTAATTTACTTGAATCGTCAGCGCTGAAAAACTCAAATGTAGAACCGTTTAAAAATTGATAGGTTAATAAAGATTTATTATATTGGTTTTCGTGCCATTTATTCATCCATCGCATTATTTTAATAAAATCTTTTAATGCACCTCTACGCAATACTGGTATGCTTTCAGCAACTACGCTTATTTCAGTTTCAGGAATACACGAAGCACGAGCAATTAATACGGATAAAATACCGTAAGTCTTTGACGCACTTGTACCGCCTTGAACAATACGAACACGCTTTTTTAACTTTAGTATTTTATTCGTCGAAGTCGTCCGCAGAAACATCGGGGAAAATTGGTTGTTCGATATTTGTTTGTTCGACGTAACTTTGATTTAACCTTCTTAAATCTTCATTATCAGCAACTATTTTAAAAGCTGCAATTTGTAGCGTAGCATTATCTGATTGAATCCATTTTTGAAGTAAATAATTTTGTGCCTTTGCCCTGTTCTTTTCAAACGCTTCTTTTATTGTGTCTAATTTGTCCAATTTATGATTATAAGCGGTTGCCCTTGAAAAGTTTAACGCCGTCCAATCAATATGCGCCCACCTCATCCATTTGTATTTCTCAATGGATTTTAATAATTCTTTTTCGTATTTATTTTCCATTACTTAGTAATTAAGTTTAAAAACTCTGTACGTGCTTTTTCATCTTCTTTAAATGCTCCCAATAGCTTACTTGTTGAAGTCCAAGTATCGTGTTTTTTTACTCCTCTCATGCACATACAAAGATGCTGAGCTTTTAAATGTACCGCAACCCCTTTTGGATTTAATTCTAATTGTAAACGTTCTGCTATTTGTGTTGTTATTCTTTCTTGATTTTGAAAGCGATTAGCATATAAATCAACTGTTCTTGCTAATTTACTTAATCCTACTATCTTTTCATTTGGTATATACGCAATGTCAGCCGTTCCAAAAAATGGTGCGGTGTGGTGTTCGCATATTGAGTAAAATGGAATATTTGTTTGTAAAATCATTTCGTCTGTACCTTCTGCGTCAAAGGTCGTAAAGTTAAATTCCTTTGGTTCGAGAAATTCACGCATAAATTTGATATAACGCTTCGGCGTTTCTTTTAAGCCCTCTCGATTGGTATCTTCGCCTAAATGCTCTAAAATCAATTTAAAATGCCATTCAGGGCTGTTTATAGTATATTCCATAACTTGTGGTTCTGTAGTGATAATTTCCATTTTGGGTTTTCAATACATAAATTTATGCAATGTTTCATATTTTCACTGTTTATTGTGAAGCCGTCTGAGTGTGGGCTTAACCAATAGTGTTCGGCTTTTATGCTTGGTTCGGGTATTGATTGCCCTTTGTGGCGTACATATCGAAGTTCTGTTACTCCATTTGGAAAGTTTTTTTTAATTACGTGTTATGCTACCTTTGGTGAAACACAAATAAAATCTAACCCGTTTGGGGCTGGGTGCAATCCGCTTGTTTCTATTGCTTGGTAGTAATTATTTTTTTTAAAATAGTTAATTATTTCTTCTGTAAGTTGGTCTAAAGGTTCGCCGCCAGTCCAAGTAATTTCTTTGCATTGTTGAGCATTTTCAGTTATCCAATTTTCTATTTCTTTCAATAACATTTCTTTTCCACTTTCGAACTCTGTATCGCATTTTATTCCAGCTGCAAAACAAGCGTTTTTTGCCTTGCACCCTTGCAATCTAATAAATACGGTCGGAGTTCCTATTCTTGCTCCTTCTCCTTGTAAGGAGTAAAATATTTCACTAACTTTTAATTTCATATATTACGTTTGAAGATTTTGTCTCTGCTAATTCTATTTTAAATATTGGAAGTCTTGTTTCTCTTTTAATTCTATTTAATAACCAAACACAAAGATTTTCCGCAGAAGTTTCAAAAGGAACTTTTTTTATAGGTTCGTTTGCCAACTCCAAAACAGTAACTAAAGGGTCTTTTTCATAAATTATAAACCAATGACAATATTCTTTTATTATCGGTTCAACCAGTTTATCAATGTCAGAAAATAAACACGTTATTCCGCCCTCATTCATTTGTTGGAATTTAAAAAAGCATTTCACGTTGTAAGTATGTCCGTGAATGCGTCCGCATTTTTCTCCACCTGCTTTGTTTCGGTGTGCTGCGTAAAAGTGGTATTTCTTTTCTATAACCATTTTTTATGAAGTTTTAATTTTACAAATATAATCCAATACCAGAAAAGACCGCCTACAATTTTTAAAGTAAACTGACTTAATAAAATTCTCCAATCTATTATCTGGAAGGCAATCATTTGAAACATTATTGAATCCATTAAAATTCCTATCGCGTCCGAACCGTTTACTTTTATGAAATACTTTTCATTTATTGCTAATTGATAAAACATTCCTGCAGTTATTTGAGCCGCTGAAAATCCGCATATCGAAGCCAGTGCAATTTGTTTCGTTTCGTAATTAATTAAATACGTAATTAAACCAGCTGCAATAACAAGCAACATCATTTTCGCAATTAGTTCAAAGCCTTTCCACGTTTCGTGAAATAGGCATCGCATTACAAAATCAAAAGGAATTAAAAATAAGGCTGTAAAAATTAACCCTACATTACCGAACCATAATACTATAAAATTCGATAATACGAATGCTAATAAATAAATACTAATCTTGAGAACCTGCATATTTGTTGTATTCATTTAATAAAAAATTAATAAAAAAAACTGTCCCAGCCGTATTAGTTTCATTGTTATACTTACGAGCATTAAAATATTTTTCCTTATCAATACCATTCATTTTTAAAACTTCATCTTCTTTGATATTACCGATTCTGTTTCCTTTAATAAATCCGTATCGTTTAGGTGCTGTCCATGTTGTACTATCACTTGAACTACAAAAAGAAAGTTCTTTTAATAATTTTAACTCGGTACAACCAAGTAAATGTATATCAATAGAAGGTTTTTTATTTTTAATATAATTTGCAATTTGTATCGTGCTATTTTTTTGACCTAAAAATCTTAATTCGGGAACTGAAATTGCAATGTAATCTGAAAACTCAATCAACCTGTCTAAACCTTTTTGACCATCTTCTTTATGAAATACATTTATAATTCTGTTTGGTATATCTTTTTTCAATCTCTCTCTAAACTCCCACGCTTTTTCTACGCCTAAGATTTTTTGACAATCAACTTCAACACAAGTTGCTCCGTTGTTATTTTGTAATGTAAATTCTACTAATTTAGAATACCATTTTTCTATTAACTGTTCTGTTATTTTTATGTCTTTACCTGCTCCAAACATTAAAGTAAATAAGCCACTGTCTTGTATTGTATGTTTTGAATTACTTGTTATGTAATTAGGTATTAAATTTGATTCAATATCACACGGCATAATAGGAAATTTACCCTTTTCAAATACCATTCGCTCAACAAAAGGAAAACATGTGTACAATGTATATTTTACATTGGTTGAAAGTATCATTTTAAATTGAGGTGTGTTTTCGCATCCTGCAAAATGAACCTTTATATTGGATTGATTTTCTACTATCATTTTTCTACTCTGGCCCCTCCTGTATTTTCTTCCCAAACTTCGCACCATATCATTCCTTCCTCGGAAGCATATTCAAGTATTTCTGCTGCAATCATTTCACACGACATCGCTCCAAATTGACACGGGCTTCCAAAACATTCTGTTAAGTATTCTTTTATGTAATCACGCTCGATAAAAATTTCCTTTTCACGGTTTAAATCTTCCACCAAATAACCTGCTTTTACTATAAATGTGTGTCGGTGATTGTGTGATAAAAAATTAACTTCCTGCGGTGCATTTGGATAGTGGTGAAAACCCTCAATTTCAAACTGAATAATAACTGTGCTTTTCATTTTGTGTTATATTATTTTTGATAAAATTACTACTTTTTTAGTAACTCTAACACAATTTTTTCTTTTGAACCAGATTTTTTTTCAAATAATTCAATTACTTCCGCGTAATCTTCTTCGGAGTATTGTAATAAAATGTCAAATTTTTCTTCTTTATCCTCTGGTGTATTGTTTTCTTCGAAAAAGTCATCTAAATTAACGTCATTATAAATTGGCACTTCAAGTCCCCACTCGTTCAATTTTTCCGGATCCCACTCGTTAGCCAGGTTGTCCCAATCCCACTCGCCGAAACCTACATTGTCCTTAATTAAGAACTCCGCTTTTTGTTCTTCTGTCCATTCGTCTGCTACTATTATCGGCACTTCTTTTAATTTTAGCTCATTTATCGCTTTTAAACGCATATTACCACCTAAGACAACGTATTTATTATCTACGTCAGTAAAAACGATTAAGGGGCGTTTATTTAACATATCAGGAAACTCCTGAATAGACTTGACTAACTTTTTGAACTTTTCGTCTTTTATTATTCTTGGGTTCTTCGGGTTTGGTTTAACCTCGCTTACCTTTACTGTTTTAAGCATTTTCGTCTTTATATGTATTATAC